ATTTGACATGGACAAAGACACTTTGAACATGTTTTTGCGTCAATATCCTCAATTAAAAGTTATCAATCAGTCTAAAAGATACATAGAGATGAATGTCATCTTAAATGATCAACTTGTTAAGACCGAAGTGAATCCTTTTGGTCTTGATGAGTATCCATTCGTTCCATTTACAGCCATTTTTGAGCCTGAATCTGACAACTGGGGTCTAAAAGTCCAGTCTTTAACAAGATGCATGGTTGATCCGCAACGTGAGAGTAACAGAAGACGATCACAAATGGTCGATATCTTAGATTCTCAGATTAATTCTGGATGGATAGCTAACGAAAACAGCGTCATTAATCCACGAAGCTTATTCCAGTCATCACAAGGTAAAGTTATCTGGAAAAGGGAAGATGCACCAGCCGATGCCTTAACTAAGATACCGGCAGCTCAAATTCCACCTTCAATGTTCCAGCTTCAAGAACTATTTAACCGCGATATGGTCGAGATTGCGGGTGTAAATGATGCTGCCTTTGGTCAAACAGAAAATGCTCAAGAATCAGGCGTAATGATGATGCTACGTCAAGGTGCATCTTTAGTTAACCTACAAGAATTATTTGACAATCTTAGAAACAGCCAGAAAGCGCTTAGTAAAAAAGTACTCAAACTTGTTCAAAACTGGACTCCAGAAAAAGTAAAGCGTGTGATCAATCAAGATCCTACTCAAGAGTTTTATGACAGAGAATTTACTAAATACGACATCACAGTACAAGAAGGCATCTTAACAGATACACAACGCCAGATGTACTTCCGTCAGCTGGTTGATCTACGCAACCTGGGAGCTCCTGTTACTGGTGAAATGCTTGCTAAAGCAGCTCCAATCCAAGGCAAATCTGAGTACATCGAAGAACTTGCTGCAATGGAGAAACAACAAGCTGAGCAAGCTCAAAAACAACAACAAGTTCAAGACCAAGTTCTACAAACACAAAGCCAAGCTTCTCAAGCTAAAGCTATTTCAGATATTGCATTATCCAAAGAAAGATTTACACGCGCTGTGGCTAATATGGGTCTCGAAGATGAGCGTGCAAGTGCGGCCGTAGAAAACAGATCCGATGCAGCTCTACAAAGAGTTAGAGCAATGAAAGAGCTTCAAAGCATGGATGATGAACGTCTTCTTAAGTATATGGCAATCGTCCGACAAATGGAAGAAATGAATAAACGCAAAGAAGAAGAAATCAAAGTAGACGATGTAACAGTTTCCGCGAAAGCTACCGAGCCTTCGCAGAATGTCCCTGAGGTAGGTGGTCTACTTCAGGAAATACCACAACAACCGGAGGTACCAAATGGCTAAGCAAGGCTATTCAGACCGTATGGATGAATCTTTAGGCATGAGAAGAGGGAAAGAGTCTGGAAAGTCTCAATCTTACAAATCACGCCGTGATGAATCTTATGGAATGAAAAAGAAAGGTTCAGGAGTTATGGGGCATGAAAAACAACCTATGAAGTGTGACCCAATGGCTGCACAGAAATCAGACATGGGAAGAATGCAATATGAGCCTATGACAAACCGTGGAACACCTAGACAAGCATTTGATTACAAATATTAAGGAGTAACAAATGACACAAGAGATTGGAGAAACCCGCGACGCAATTATTGAAGATGACCAAAGACTCATTCAAGACATTTTAAATGCCAATGCAGATCGTACAGAGAAGTATTGGATTGTCATGTTTGCTAAAACATCCAAGAAAACCGTAGACGGAAAGCCGACCTTGATCAAGTACGTGAAAGCCTACTCAACTAAACCTGCTCCAAAGGTAGGGATGATAGTTGGTGAGGTTGATAATCAAAAAAGCGAAATAAAGTGGGATGTAAACATGCCACAAGCGCCAATTGATTATGACGCACTTAGTGAATTAGGAGCTGAAAGCAGTAATGATTTGGTCACAGAAACCACATCAATACCTAACTCATACATAACACAATAGTGCCGCCGACTTAAGGGCGATAAAGGAAATTTGCAATGAGCGAAGAAGAATACCAAGCATCGGGCGAACAAATGGAGGCCGCCGCTCCCGTAGAAAATGAATATTCTGAATCTAACAGCCAGGGCACTCAAGTACCACTTGAAGCTCTACAGGCACAAAGGACAGAAAAACAGGGACTACGCGATGAAATCCAGATGCTCAAGGATCATTTGGCGTTACTACAAGCTAATCAATATCAACAAAAGGCTACGCCTAAAGATGATTTTGAGGGTTTATCTGAAGATGATGTCTTAACCGTTAAGGACCTTAAAAAAGCTCTTGGCGATAAAGAGAAACAGTTTCAGATGACTATACAAGAGCTGAAAATGACGCAAAAGCATCCTGACTATCAGGACGTAATCACCAAATATTTACCAGAAGTTTTGAACAACAATCCAAGTTTGAGGAACACGCTTACGAGTTCTCAAGATTATGAGCTTGCTTATTACTTAGCTAAGAATAGTGATTCCTATAAAAGGGAAAACAAAAGAACGAAGAAAAATGCCGATGCAGAACGCATAGTTCAAAATGCCGAAAGGGCAGGCTCTTTATCGAGCGTAGGGCAAACATCTCCGATCAACGAAGCTAAAAGATACAAGAACATGACCGATGAAGAATTTACGGCGTTGTCTAAGAAAAACTTGGGCTATTTTTAGGAGAAAATTAAATGGCAGCTAACATAACAACTGTTGCTGTACTCCCTCCAGCCGTTCGTGAATATTACGACCGACTTCTTCTCATGACTGCATATCCGCAATTAGTGCATTTAAAATTTGCACAAAAGAGGGTCTTGCCAGAGAAGATGGGAGACACAATTGTATTCAGACGCTATGCGCGTTTGGCTACTGTACCAATACCTTTAGTAGATGGTGTAACTCCTCCAGGAGCTCCTCTATCGGCTACAGATATTAAAGCACGCGTTGATTTTTACGGAAACTTTGTGACCGTTACAAATCAGGTAGAACTTACCGTCGAGGATAGGGTCTTAAATGAATCTTCACGTCTATTAGCGCAAAACTTAGCGCAAACAATGGACGAAATAACACGTGATGTATTGGCTTCTACAAGCTCAGTACTTCAATGTGCTAACGGTGTTAATGGTAACACCCCGACAGAGCTAACCAAAGCTGATATTGATGCGGCTGTGCAAACACTACTTAATAATGACGCAGAAATGATTTCTGAAGTTGTTGTTGGTCGTGATGCTTTTGGTACTGCACCTGTAAGACCAGCATTTTGGGCGTACATTGATACTGCTCTTCTAGATGATTTAGAAGCAGTTTCAAACTTCATCCATAGTGCTAACTACCCGAACCAGCAATCTGTATTAGATGCTGAGTGGGGAGCAACAGGTAACGTGAGATGGCTTTACACATCAGTGGGAAGCGTATCAACTGCTACACCTGCTGTTTACAACAACTTTATTGTTGGTAAAGAAGCATATGCAGCTGTTCACCTAGGCTCTGAGTCTGGTGATTTCTATGTTGAGCCTTTAGGTTCAGCTGGAGCAGCCGATCCATTGCATCAACGTGGATCTGTTGGTTGGCAGCATCCATTTGTGGCGAGAATCCTTAACGATAGCTTCATGTTAAATCTTGAAGCAACTCATTCATAGGAGGAATTAGATATGGCACAAATGAAACAACTTAGCTGGACTAACGCAAGTACTGCGGTAGCACTAAACTTTGACGTCGGTTTTACCGTATCAAAGATTGAGATCTGGGATCTAACGACTCCAAATCGCTTTGAGTGGACTAGCAACATGGCTGATGCGTCAGTTTTTGTTCTTGGAACACTTGCATATACCACTACTAACGGGGTTACACCATTAGCACAAGATGCTTCATATGGACCTGCTATTAGCGGATTTACAAACGCAAACCCAGGTGTGATTACTGTTAACGATACAGCCACATTCGGGATTGCAGCTGGTGACACTATCAAAGTTGCTGGTGTAGCAGACGACGGAACAGGAACAGCAAGTTTAAATAATAACTTTACTGTTGCTTCTGTCACAGCTACTACTATCACTTTAGTAGAGAATACTTCAGTTACTGGATATAGCGTCTATGTATCTGGAGGTACTGTAACAAGAGTTACTGACACTAATGGTGATGCAGTTGCACTAGAGAACAAAGCTATACGCGGAGTAACTCTAGGTACAAGTGCTGTAGGAGCAAACTCTGCTTCTATGGTTGCGGTTTGCTACGGCGAAGAGTCTGTAGTTTAGATAACTTGAGAAGGAGGGATATTCCTTTTTCCTCCTTCTCTTTACTAAAGGATAAGAAATGGAACAAGTTTTAAATTTAAAAGACGAAGCTAAAATTAAGTCTTTACCTGTATGGGACAGAAAAAACCCAAGTAGAAAAATACCTGAAAAAGAAGAGAAATTCTTAAAAGAAATGAGTACATATGAGTTTGTAAACACTGAAGAACCAGGTGTTTTGCAGCAATTTGAGTATGGAAATACAAGAAATCACATGAAATTTACTTTAATGCATGGCGGAAAATACTTATTATCAAGATTTGTGGCTCAACACATTAATAGTCGTGGAACTCCTATCTGGGATCGTCGTCCTAACGGTTATGGACAGATGGAAAAGAATAAAGCTGGAGAAAAGCCACGTTTTTACCTTAGGGAATCATATTAATTATGGCAAATTGGACGTTAGCCGAAATTAGGCAAAAAGTAAGACAAGTAACAGGCAGGTTTTCTCCACAAGAGATAACAAACGAGCAGCTAGATGAGTATATCAATAAATATTTTCAATATACTTTTCCAGCTGAAGTAAAGCTAGAGAGATTTCATACATACTATGAGTTTTTAACTGTTGCAAACCAACAATCTTATACTCTTCCTTCTGGCTACGTCAATTTTGAGCCCTTAGGTACTATCGATAATTTACAATTACTTTGGTATCAAGATCCATCTGCATTTCAGGAAAATAATCCTGAAAATATAGGTCGTCAAACAATTGGTACTGGTGATGGAGTAACTACATCTTTTGCAGCAACGGCGGGTAATTTTCCCATTTTACCTGCTACTGCTGTGATTACTGATGACACCGAAGTGTTTCAAGATACAGAAACAAGCTTTACAGCTTCTCCTATAACAATAACAGGGTCTTTAGGAGGCTCAGCAACTTTAAATTACTCTACAGGTGCACTATCTGTGACTTTCAACACAGCACCTGCTAGCGGACAAAACATTTACTTCTCTTACGTGCAATTTCATGCAGGACGTCCAACTGCTGTACTGCTTTACAACAACGTGTTCAAGTTCTTCCCAGTCCCTGACACAGCATACCGTTTCAAGGCAAAAGCTTATGCAAACACTCTTGTAACAACTGCTGCTGGAACGAATGCCACAGAGTTTACAAATGCAACAGATGTTCCTCTTTTAGATGAATGGGGACCAGCAATTGCTTACGGTACCTCAAGGGACATACACGCTGATAAAGGCGAGATGGATGCTTATGCAGAAGTTACAGTGCTTTATAAGGAGCAGTTAGCTTATATTCTGAGAAGAACTAATCAAAATTTACTTAATACACGAGCTCAACCCAATTTTTAAGGTAAACTATGGCTTTCGATAAAACTTTACCCACAAATTCTACTAAGATAAGGAACTATCCTACAGTTTTAGGAGACAATTTTGCTGCTATAGAAGAAGGTGATTTAACATTTACTCCTTGGCAAATCAACTTCATAGAACGAAACGCTGTACCAGGTGCTCCACCTCCGGCTAATGATCCTACTCGTCAAGATGACACAATTATTATGTTCTCAAAGCAAGATGGAGCAGGAGAGACAGAGCTTTTCATCTTAGATGATAGAAATCCAGCCAACAACTTCCAAATAACAGAAGCGGGAAAGATTGGTTCAGCTTCTACACAATTTGTAGCTCAAGACATATCTTTTGCAGCTGAGACTGCAACATACGCATCTACAAATATGGTAGCTTATTGGGCAAAAGTAGCTTCAACAGGAATTTTGCAAGGTTCTAGTGGTGGTTTTACAAGCGTAAGGAACTCTCTAGGCAATTACACTCTAACTTTTACAACTGTTCAAGGTAGTGTAAATTATGGCGTGAATGTAACAGTCAAGAACAACAACTCCTCAGACAATCCACACATAGCAAACTATCATACTCCAGCTGTTGGAACAGTCCAAGTGATGATAAGAAATCAAAACGGTACTGCGGTAGACAGAGAATTCTCAATTTCCGTCTTTGGAGGTCGTCCTTAAGATGGGATATCA